TCTTTCATCTTCATTTTCTTCATCATTGCTTTATCTTCAGCTTCATCATCGTGCATTTTTTCAGCAATGATATCACCTTCAGAGTCTTTATCTTCCATTTTAGCGGAAGCATCCGATGGCTTTGTTGTTGGTGCAACTGCTGATGACTTAGTAGCCTGCTTAAGTTTTGCAGAATCATCGTCAGGCTTAGAATTCTGCGGTGTTGGACCACCCAAGTCTTCAACGCTTGAAGATGGTTTTTGCATTGGATCAGCACTGCTTTTACTCTTGCTACCTGCAAGAATTTCTGCGGCTGCCTCAAATAATTTGTTTGATGACATTAGGAATCTCCTTATCGTTTCTTATTTATAAAATTAAAGTTTTCTGATGAAATTTTCAAACAGATTGAAAGCAACCTGTTCAATATCTTTGCGTGATGCTTGTTTAATCTGTTTTTTTGCGTTATCTATATCAACTTCAACAAAACGACCTTCAACAAACAACCATTCTTTATTCTCCATGATACCGTTAACAAAAGCGCCTGGTGCAGATGGGTCTGCAACAATGTCAGCAGCAGTAGCTAAACGGAAATCATCTTGAACAATGTTATAACCTTCCTTAGTCGCTTGTAATGAACCCATACCACGGGAAGATACTCCAAGGTTTACACCCGAATCCATAAAGTTTTTAACTATCTGTCCGTAAGGTGTATCAAGAATTAGTGCTTTACCAATAAAAGATTCTCCATTGTCCGTAAGTTCAACAATTTTATGAGATACTCTTTCAAGGTTAATAGATGGTGTGTCTGGATGACCTAGTTCTCCAAGCGCACGGTTAGTTTTTACATATTCTTCGTTGTATCGTTTGACTTCATTACTTAGGATGTCTTTCGTATACATACGATTGTTTTTGTTTGGTTTGTCATACACAAGAAAAGGACCTGTAATATACAGATTCTTTTTGCCATTTTCGGTGGCTTCAGTTAAGTATTTTACTTCTTCGATGTTTTCTCTAATTAGTTTCATATTACATTCCTGTTAATGGTGTTGTATATGTAGCTGTCTTAGATACTTCTAAGAAAACTGTACCTCCGGTTACAACTGTAATAACAACATTAGATGAGCTGTTGTTGGCAATAGAATGTCCCCATTCAACACAGTTAAAGTGACCTGCATTATGCAATGAAGCAATATTGTTAGCATTACGAACAATTTGAATATTGCCGTTTGTTGACCAAGTAATTCGTTTGATGCTAGCGGCACTAACAACTTCGTTAGCATTCACAGCTAAACTTTCAAGATTCGCATAGTAAGTACCAACACCTTCAACACGAATTACTGAAGGTGCTCTTAATGCATTTGAAATTTCGATTGGCATTTTATTTTATTCCCATTGATTTGCGGCGCTTCAAAGAAATTTTGCGTTTCATTAGTGTTCTACGCAATTTTGATTTTCCTGTTGTCTTCCAATACCGCTTAAGTTTTCTAGATTTCTGTAACCTCTGTATGGTTGGTATACGAACAACTCGGTTACCAGCCAATCTATATCCTTTAATAGCAGACTTTCTTACGTTCTTCTGAACGATGATTCTGCCTTTTGCATTTCTTCTAATTCTACGGCGAACCTTAGTGATTCGACCCATTCTCATCACATTAGCTTCGTCTAATTCTTCTTCAACCCATTCATATGTATCATTTGCCACGGCAACTTTTTCTGCCTCTAATCTTGCAGCAAGCATTTGCTCAAGACGCTCAAATATAAATGATTTGGCTTCTGTTAATTTATTCTCCGCAATGAGTTCTACGAATGTCATTTTGCACGCTTAAAAGCAAAATCTGAAGCCTTCATAAAATGTTCTGGTGATTTATGCACCATGTCAGCAAATTTTTTCTTGTTGTCATCATTCAATGCTTTATGCACTTGAGTGATTGCAGATGCGGTAAAATGGTCAACTTTACGAGTATGACCTGAAGCAAACTTAACAGACTGTGCCGATTTATTATCCACTATCTTATGTAGTGTGTCCATTACCGCTTCTTCAATATAATCTTCTTTGTTCAAATGTTTACGAATGCTTGCAGTTGTTTTTTCAATCTGCTTACCTGTCGCTTTCATAACATTTAATGTTCTGTCATTTGATTGTCTATACTTACCTTGACCAGCTAAATCGTCAGAGGACTTTTTTGCTTTTTCTTTGTAACGATCCAATAACTCTGAAGACAATTCATCAATCGATTCAACTTCTTCGGATTGTATTGGTGCATCCATACCAGAACCATATTGGTAAGGTACAGAAAAATATTTCTTTAATTTTTCATTATAATACAAAGCAATTCTGGTACCGTCAGGGTACATACGAATTGCTTTACGCTTTATGACCAACACTAATGGTGGGTCTTTATCTTCTTGAAGTATAACTGGTTCATCAGTTACTTCTTCTGTATCTTCTCTAACAGCACGGCGAGCCTGTGTGTTAATTTGTTTGTTATTAGAAATTAAATCTACCATCTTGTTAAAGAGGTTTTGAATAATCATTCTATCTGCATTGTTAAATTGTGGTCTGTCTTCACCCATCTTATCTAAGATTTTGTGAATACGTTGCATCTGTGCCTTATTGGCAAGACCAGCTCGAACCAGAGTGTCAAACTTAGAATAGTCTGACTTTTCTTCTTCAACGATAGATTTAAATTCTAATAGGGATTTCATTGTTCTTCTGTTGCTTGTTCTTGCTTAGAACCACCAAATAATGATGCAGCTAACTCTTGCTTACGAGCATCTAATGCCTCAAAAGCCTTTGCAGATAACATATCTGACATGGTATTTTTTGCACCAAGCGCATCGCCGGTTGCAATTTGGTCAATAAAATTTGTCATATTTTTCTCCATTATTTCCTATTTATATTTATTGCAGATTTTTCTACCTGATTATCAAGTTCTGGTGTTTCAGATTCAGCAGGTGTTCTTTCAAAAGTATTGTCTTCTGGTGGAACTTGTCCTTGTTGTGCCTGTTCATCACCAGGTTGTGCAACTGGACCTTCTTCTTCAATCTCTTTTTCCATTTGCTCGATTTCTTCATCGGTCATTTGCAGCACATTCTTACGAACCCATGCTGCTGAATAATAACGACCAATAAATGGGTCTAACATTGTAGCTGTGTTAACTCTCTCACGGAGAATTTCAGCATCACGCATCTCTGTAAAGTTGTTGTCTTTAATGAAGTCATAATAGATTTGTTCTCTAAAATCTTCATATTCTTCTGTGGTACAAACACCTTTTAGTACCAGTTGAATTCTCAACGCATGGTCAAATACTTGTGCAAATTTATTACGCAAACGATTAACAAACTTAGCAAACTTAACTTCATCACGGGTAACTTCAGTTGTGCGACCTAGACCCATCATACTGCCACTATTTGAATCGAGGCGAGATGCTGGAACATTTAACGCATTTAACAGTTTCTTTTGAAAGTATTTTACATCTTCCATTTCACCAAGATTCTGGCCACCAGGTAATGTAGTAATCTCTGTACCTTTTCCACCTTCACGGCGAGGTAACCAGAAATCTTCAAGCATAGACATATGTTTACGTTCATCACGAATTTCACCTGTGCTTGCATCGTAAACTAATTTGTTACGATACTGAATCATAATTGAACGGATATATTGTTCAGCTTTACCTTTTGGTAAATTACCAACATCAATGTAGAATATACGGCGTTCAGGTGCTCTTGAAATACGGTAGATAACAACCGCATCTTCAATCATTCTTAATTGATTGAGAGCTTTAATTGCTTTATGTAAATAAGAAATGACGAATACATTCTTTGCATCCATCAAACCTGAATTCACATTGATAATTGCTTCAGGTGCAATACGCAAACCTTGTGTTACGTTTGCACTAAATGTCTGTGTGGTTGTACCACGGTCGTTGTAAACATAGTATTCAGCCAACGATTTAATAATGTTAGCACCAGTTTTTGGGTCACGTTCTTTTTGAATCTCACGCACTTTTCGAATCTTGCGTGGGTCAATATAACGTAATTCTTGAATACCTGCGTTAGGTTTTTTATCATTAACAATCACATGATAGTAAATGCGACCATCGATATACCAACGCTTGAATAAATCGTCAGCAAGATTACTGAAGTTCAACATCTTTTGAATGTTGTTGAATTCTTCAATAATTTTTTTCTTAATTGATTCTGGTTGTTTCAGATTATCTAAAACAATCCTTAATACTTCGCCATTTTCTGTATGACTGATTGCTTCATTAACAATCTCATCAATTGCCATATCACACTCAGGGTGATTAGACATTTCACGATAACGGGTGATGAGTTCAATCTCATTACGGACAGAACCCTCTAAGTCAACATATGTACCATAGTGAGCATTTTGCGTGATGGTAACTGCACCATCATCAATTGCTTCGGTTGGAAGCGCAAAAGAAGCTTGCTCTGGTTTTTCAACCTGAACAATATCCTTTTTACCTAGTGTAAAACCAAATAATTTTAATGCCATTAAAAATTCATCCTAAAAAAGTAAAAAGGGAGGTCGTGGGACCCCCCTTTCATCAAGCCACTTGGTCAGCTGTCGCTTCCCACCATTGGTAAGAAAGCGTAATAGTAAATTCTTCAATAGTATCGTTTGAACCCCAGTCAACATCAATAGGTGCAATGTCTTGAGGAAATATGCCAAGAAAACGGCATCTTTTCAAAATATCACCTTGTTTGCCAAACTGAACTACGTCCGCATCAACAGTATATCCACCAGGACTTCCTGCTAATGGTGTACGAATATTAAGACTATGACTATTGATACCGTTCATCCAACGCTCGAAAGCATTGCGAACCACAAAATCTTCGTCATTGATAACTGTGATTGTCCAATCAGCGAATGTTCTATTACCCGCAAATTTTAATTCACGACCAAAGTATTGAACTGGTACAACACCAATAGTTGAACCAGGAAGTTGAGCCGTTTTACACATGAAAGTTAATTTTCGTTGTGCATCTCCAGGCTGTGAAAAGCCAGGAAACGGCATACTCACCTCAAATAGATTTGGGCGAGCACCGTCTCCTACCATCTGAGAGCGGAATTCGTTTACATTAAATGCCATTTTTTATTCTCCTATCTCTCTATTTATTAGAACCGGCCAACAATTTCTTCAAACGTAACGCCTGTGCGGACTGCCACAAAGTTAAGTTGAATGAAGTTGACTGAACGTGCTGGTTTGATATAGATATCACCAACAAATTGGTTAGCATCAATTACATTAGCCGTGTTATTAGAGTCATCGCAAACAACACGATAATCTGTTAGACCACGGCGACCTTGAACATCACGCAAGAATGGTTCAACTAAATTGACAAACTGAGCACGGGTAAACTGGTCGTTAAATTCAAACAATGAACTACGAGCAGCACGAGCAATTGTCTTTTCAAGTACAATAAACAAACGGCGAACATTGACACGGTCAAACACAGATGGTTTGCTTAACAATGTTTTATCACCAAATAGAATTGTGCCTTCACCCGCAAATGTAACCACAGGATTGACACCTTGAACATACAAGTTATCACGTTCTGCTTTAGTTGGATTAAATGCAAGTTTAATTGAGTTCTTAACAATACCACGATTTAAACCACCTGGTGAGAACCATGGGTCACGTTCTTGGTCTGTACGAGCACAAATACCAGCAATATCACCATTCAACGGCACAAAACGGTACAAATCGTTATAACGGTCATATTGATACTTATAACCAGAATCCATAAATGCATATGAAGAACTTGTTAGTCCAGCACGGAATGAAAGAATAGATGTTGCTTCAGCACCAGCGTTGTTTACGACAGAAGCTCTTGTTGGTGATAAGAACACCACAGCATCTTTACGAGATTCAGCAAGTGAAATTAAACTTGTAGCAATAGTTGAATTACCTGGACCAGAAATTATCAATGAAACATCCACAACGTCAGCATTTGCAAACAAATTATATGCAGTAATAATTTCTGAATTACCAATCGTACCATCTGCACCCGCAGTCATTGATGCGGAGAATGGTGTATTAATATTGGTAAATGTTTTAGCGACAGCAGTTGTTCCCCAATTAGAAGCACCTGGTTGGTGTGTTAACCACCAAACCTTTCTAGATTGTTCATTAATGATTGTTTTGTAGAAGTTTGAAGAACCATCATTGTTTAGTGCATCGGAGGCTTTTGAAACGAATGAATATCGTTCAAGAACTGTGTTTGCCGCACCACTTGAGAATTGACCATCTTCGTCAACAACAATAACGTGCATTTCATCACCAGAACCACCTAAACCGGATGTGTATGTTGATGTACCTGGTGCAACACCAAATGAATCAGCATACTGCCATTTACGCAGAACAGCTGTACCAACAGTAACGGTGCTTAATGCAGTAGCTGTGATAATTGCAGTTGCGTTAACGGAAGCAACACGAATATATGTTGTGCCACCATCAACGGAAATTAAATCACCAGCAACTACGTTTGCAGCTGCATTGGCAGTACCGTTAACATTAATTACGGTATCACCAGCAGTAACAGCATTAGCTTTTAATGAATCTGTAACTGTTAAGTTAGAAGAAAAAGCTTGCGATGAAGGACAAATTGAAATACGCAGACTGTTGCCTAAAGCACCAGCATAACGAGCACCAAAAGGTCCGTAAGCGGTATTGACTGCATCAGAACGATTAGCAAGATAATCATCTGAGTTTTTAATCAAAACACCTGAGCCATTGGCCGTAGCGTTAAGAGTGGAAGTCGTGTTTGCGGCACGAACAACCTTTAGGTTATTTGAATATGCTAAGAAATTTGCTGCTGAGAACCAGTATTCATAATTTGTATTGTCGGGTTTACCAAATGTCGAAGCAAGGCGAACCTCATCCGAAACGGTAATTACTTCACTAACTGGACCCCAGTTAAAATTTCCAGCGATGCCGCCAATTGAAGTAGCGATTGAAGGTACAATTGTAGTCAGGTCAATTTCTGATACATTTACCCCAGGTGATAGCTGAAATGCCATGGATTTCTCCTTAGTTATGGGTCAATTTTTCTTTATACACTATTTAGTTTTTTACAAATTTGAAGATAAGTAACCTGGTGGTGATGCTCTGGATTCTTCTTTTGTCCATGCATCTCCACTATCCACTTCATATTCTAATTCTTGGCCATCGCTCATAAAACCAAACGGTATAACATCTTCTTCTATTTGTTTAATTCTCTCTTGGTACATTACCTCACGAATATTAACATCGTTTAAGTCTTTGAAGTAAGGATTAGTTGTCAACCAACTAAACAAGACTAAAGGCATTACCAAGTCATCATGGTACCCATCATCCGCTTGATATGAACCACGATATTCAATGAAAGTCGATAGTTCTGATATCACATCAGGGTCTGGAACCAATAGTTTTTTTTCCTCAATTAATGATTTAAATGTAAAACAGCCAATTCGTTTTACTCTTTTATCAGTAACAACGCCAAAACTTGTTCTACCTGAACCACCAAAACCGCCAGTTACTTTCTGACCTTTACCTGTTTTGGTGACGTATAGAATATTTTCATATTCCAATTCTGATTGTAAAATATATGCAACCTGTTCGCTTGTGTTAATCTCAAGCAATACATATGCATCAACGATGACGTAGGTGTGTGGTTTTTTAACCAACACTTCTTCATCATCTCTTTCACCTTTAACTGGAAATTCATACAAGTCCAAACCATCTTTAGAATAGACTGTCGGTAATGTTGACATATATTCGATGGTAGCGGCATCAATCAACGTCAAAGATGAACCAAGGAACTTACATAGAACCTCTTGGTTATATTTTAACTCTCCGAGTTGACGCTTCTGTTCAAGTGCCCATGCTTCATCACGACCTGGAATTCTATTATAAGGAATAAACATTGGAACAAAATCATTGTTCTTGTTCATTGCATCGTTCCAAAACTTCCAAAAGTGGTTGTATCCTAGAGGTGTCGATGTAATAAGAATCTTGGTGGTTTGACCAGCAGAAATAACAGGATAAACGGCAGTAAAGAATGCTTCTGCAATCGTGTTTGGAATAATTGCGGCTTCGTCAATATACAATAAGTTTACAGACTTACCACGAATACCTGCGCCAGTTGTTGCAGCAGTAAATACGATTGAACCATTTTCTAATTCCACATCGCCTTTGTTCCAAGTTTTAATACCTTGTTGCATCCACAAAGGAAGATTTTCATACATCAATTGATATCGTGAAATAATCTCACGAGCTGTTGTTGCTTTGTTGGCAAGAATAGCAACTGTTTTTGAATCTTGAAATAAAGTGTACCAAAGAATGTAAGCGGCAGATGTAGAAGTTTTGCCTTGTTGGCGACCTTCCATAATAATAACTTTACGGTTATTATGTATGACCTGTATTTTTTCTTTTTGGCAATCGTATAATTTAAACGGTTGTAGACCGTGGTCTAGTGTTACTATGTAACAGTAGTTATCAATGAAGTAGGTAGGGTCTCCTGCACATTTGGCGAGTTCTAAAACCTGCTCTTCTGTGTATGAATGTTGAACCTCAGTTCTTTTTAGTGAACTATTTCCCAAATAACCATTATTAGTCATTGTAAATTATTTAATAATGCTTCTTAACATCCATGCCTTCTTTTGATGAGCACCAAGAAGGTCTTGTAAGAAATTACCTACTGCGGGTTCATTTGCTTGTTCAGCAGCCACAATACCTGCACGAAGGTGTATGATAAAACGGTCATTATCATATTTTAAATTTTGCATCATAGATAATGCAGAAGGAATATTATCTACCTCTCCTTCAATGTCTGATAATTCCAAAAATCTTTCCATTGAACCAGGCACATAAGAATCCAAATATCTTATGTGTTCTGCAATAGGGTCAGTTTGTGCAAACACTTCAGTATAAAATGTGTTTAAGAAATCATGGTATTGAGGAAAATTAGAACCCTCAATATTCCAATGATAATTGTGCGACTTCAAATATAAAGAAAAGTTTGTACCTAAAATTACTTTAAGTTGTTGTATTAGTTGTTCCATAATCTTATTTATTCTCTCTAATTTGTTTAAGTAATTCTGCGGTCGAACCAACAAATACTGCTTTCTCTACTGTGATATTACCACGATTAGGTGAATTATCGGATTGAGGTTGCAAATCTTTTTTTCGTTTTTGAAGTTCAAGTAAATCTTTGTTTAAATCCGCCATTGTTTTCATAAGACCAGCAACAACTTCATATGCTCTTGGATGTTCTGATTCTTTAGAAACATTTAATAAATTATCAACAGCAACATTGCCTTTATCAATTAAACTTCTAATATTTTTACATAATAAAGTTTGTGGCCAACTTGTAAATGTTTCTTCGAAACCATACGGAGCATTTCCGTTGGCATTTGGTGGTTTAGGTGTTATAACTATTGCAACAGCTTTTGTTGGTGATGTATCAATGCTAGAAATTGTAAATGTTGAATTTGAATATGCACCAGTAACTTTATCATTTGCTTTAAGTAATTTATTCAAATCTGTTAAAACAAGAACACCAGTTGAGGTGTTACTAAAATACAAAACTTTACCTGTAACTCCACGAGCTTCAACCGTTATGTCTTCACCAGTTGTATAGACACCAAGTCCAGTTGCAAAATTAACATAAACTTTTTGTGAATCAAGGTTAGTTGAATCTGTATATATGTTAACATTAGCTTGCGTAATCATTTTACCAGTTGATGGTGTCTTAACTGGTGGCCAAATGTACGCCTTTGCGGTAAACGAAAGATTCCAAATAATCAATCGTGTATTCATAAAATCACCTTCGTAATCTACTTCAGGTGTTACTGAATTCAAAACAACAGGCATATCATAGACTTGGTCCATGTCAGCAATAAAATCCATTGTAACTGTAAAGTCTGGTGTAAAGAACGGTAAAATTTGTTCTAATATTTGTGTACCGTCTTCTGTGTTACGAACATAGATTGATAAACTAAAATCAAAATTATATGGTATAGGTGC